GACCTTACGTAACCGGTGAGGAATATCAGCAACTTCTTAACGCTGAAGAGCGCATGGCAAAGCTATGGAAGACCGCTGAGGAAGGCTTAGAAGAATAATGGCTGAAGATAACGCATTGCCTGAAGAAGTAGATTTGGGCTTATACGAAAAGATTCAGGCCCCTGAAGACCAGGGTAACCTAGCCGATTCTGATTCTCTAAACAAGTATAAGAAGCGCGAAGAAGCCAAGAAGCTAGTTGCTTGGATGAAGTCTGAATACGCTAAGTGCAAGACCAACCGCAAGCTTGAAGAAAACGATTGGTACATTAACCTAGCCTTCTACAATGGCTACCAGTACCACGATTGGCGCTCAGTCAACAACAAGCAGACTCTGGCAGAAGAGCCAAACCCAGCCGGTCTACCAAGAATTACAATTAACCGCATTGAGCCAATCATTCGTACAGAGATTGCAAAGACGACTTCTGGACAGCCTTCTGCTTCCGTGGTCCCTGCATCTAACGACGAGGATGACTTGCTAGCTGCTACGGCTGCTGAGCAAGTCTGGCAGTCAACCTACGACAAGAACCGCTTCCAGACTGACGTGCTACAGCCAGCAGAGTTCTGGAGAGCAATCACAGGCAACGCTTTTATCAAGACGCTATGGGATCCTTCCATCTCAATTAAAGAGCCAATCACTGACGTCGACCCTCTCTCAGGAGAAAAGGTTGTTACTCAGGAAACTGTCGCCCAAGGTGACGTCAAGTTTGAGGTTGTTTCACCGTTCCACTTGTTCGTGTCTGATCTAGCTCAAGAGAAGCTAGAAGACCAGCCATACATCTTTAATGTATACACAAAGAGCGAGACCTGGGTTAAGCAGACTTTTGCTGACGTACTACCAAAAGACTTTACGCCTACCAAGGTGACAATGTCAGATATCGAAGACGCAGCACTCATGGACCTTCGTGGCGTAGACAGCGCTCGCCCAGACAGTGTTCTAGTCCTTGAGATGTGGGTAAAGCCTGGTGGCTCAAAGTACCTTCCAAAGGGTGGTCTTGTAACCATTGTTGATGAAGAGATCGTACAGTTCTCAGACTCAGGCATTCCTTACACACACGGAGAGTACCCATTTGCTCACCTGACTGGAATACAAAACGGAAAGTTCTACCGTCGATCGGTGATCAAGACTTTGCTTCCGCTTCAGCGTGAGTACAACAGGGTTCGCTCTCAGATCATCCACGCCAAAAACTTGATGGCTAAGCCTCAGATGATGTATCAGGAGGGCTCAGTCGATCCTCGCAAGATCACAGCTAAGGCTGGTATCTGGATCCCAGTTCGTCCGGGCTTCCAGTATCCAACACCTGTTCCAATGCAGCCACTACCTAACTACGTACTACAGGAAGTGCAGCAGCTTGCAACTGACTTTGAGGACATCTCGGGTCAGCACCAGATTTCAAAGGGCGATGCCTCAGGTGGCGTAACTGCTGCTACAGCATTGGCTTACTTGGGAGAGCGCGACGACGCATACCTAACTACTATCTTCAATTCAATTGAAGCTGCACTAGAGAAGGTTGCACGTCAGTCCCTGAGCTTGTTTGTACAGTATGTGGATGTACAGCGTCTAATCAAGACCGTAGGTTCAGATGGCTCGTTTGACGCCATGATGCTTTCAGGTGCAGACATTGCATCCGGAACAGACATCCGCATTGAGTCGGGCTCAGCATTGCCTACAAGCAAGGCAGCTCGCCAGTCGCTAATTACCGAATGGATGAAGATGGGCTTCATCTCTCCAAACGATGGCCTACGTGTTCTAGAGATGGGTATGTTGAAGCAGTACTACAACCTAATCAAGATCGACGAGAATGCTGCTCAGCGTGAAAACCTCATGATGAAGAAGATCCCAGAGGAAGAAATTCAGCAGGCAACTGCCGAGTGGGAGCAGCGTCAACAGCAGGGCGATCCAGAAACCATGATCCAGGACCCAAACACTGGCGAAATGGTTCCACTGCCTCAGCCTCCTATGGTCCCAGCACACGAGTGGGATAACCACGCTGTTCACGTGGAGGTCCACAACCGTTTCCGTAAGAGCCAGACATTTGAGCTCTTGGCAGATCCGGTTAAAGAAGAGTTCCAAAAACATATCGCTTTGCACCAGCAGGCTTTACAGGCTAAGCAGATGCAAGATATGATGATGGGAGTAATGCCAGGTGGCGAGCAGCCACAGGGTTCAGGTGCACCACAAGATACACCAGAGCAATCAGGAATGACTGCAGAACAACTAGGATAAGGAAGAGACGATGTCTGAAGAAAACCTCGATGGCCTTGAAGCGCCAGAAGAAATGGATACTACGGAAGTAACAGATACTTCTGAGGCCCCAGAAGCTGAAGCGCCTGAAGAAGCCAAAGTACACCCGGCTTACGAAAAACTACTAAGCGAAATACCGACAGCTTGGCATGAAAAGGTTAAGCCTCACCTGCAAGAGCAGGACAAGAATTTTCAACAGCAGCTAGAAAAGTACTCTCCGTACAAGCAGTTTGTTGAAGACGGCATAGATCCTAGCTACATAACGCAAAGCATGCAGCTAGCCGAGGCTATCTCAGCTGATCCTGTGACGGTACACACTAACCTGACTAAGGCTCTAATGGAGCAAGGTTTGATTGCTGAAGAAGCAAAGCAGGCTGCTCAGGAAATCATGGATGAGAACGATAGTGATCTCTATGAAGAAGAAGGCCTGTCTCCTGCAATGAAAAAGGAGCTAGACAAGCGTGACTCTGAGCTCAGAGACATCCGTGAGCAAATGGGCAAGGCTGAGCTAGATAAAGCAACTGAAGTTGAGCTAGGTAAGCTCAACACTGAGTTTGAAAGCCTACGCAACGCCTACACTGTTTCTCCGGCTCAGGAAAAAGCAATACTAGAGTTTATGGACGTGGCAAGCTCACGTGGCGAGGACCTTGGTGTATACCAAGCTGCTAAAAAGCTAGTTGAATTAACTGGCAAAGGTTTTAGCAAGAAAGGTGCTCAACAGTCAGAGCCAGGAGCCCCAAAAGTTCTTGGAGCAAGCGGTGGCAACGGCGTTCCTTTTGAGGCCGTAGAGATCCCGTCAGACGCAAAAGCCAAAAAAGAGATGCTTGCTCAAATGTTTAAAGATAATATGTCTAGAAGTTAGACATATAAAAAAGCCCGGTTCTCTGCAAGGAGGCCGGGCTTTTTTATTTTTTGCATGATACAATTATCATTGTCTAGTACAGCCTCTTTGAGGTCAGGGCGTTCGACATATTCGTGTGAAAAACACATCCATTTAAAATAAATTAGGAGCAATCCCATGGCAGGACAGTCAATACTGACATTTGCGTCAGAGGCTATCAAGCTGGTTTATGGTGATCTACACGAGCAGTTGCGCGACAAGAACCCTGCGCTACAGCTTATTGAATCATCAGCAGCCAACATTACCCGTAACGGTAAGGAAGTAATTTTCGATACACACATCGGTCGTAACCAAGGAATTGGTGCCCGTGGTGTTCGTGAGAAGCTACCTACAGCCGGAGCACAGAAGTACAAGCAAGCTCACCTATACCTAACTAACCTATACGGTTCAATTGAGGTAGACGGTCAGCTATTCGAGCAGGCAGCTGAAGATTACCAGTCTTTCATCAACGTTGTTGACATGGAAATCACTGGCCTAAAGCGCGACCTTGCTGTTGACCTTAACCGTCAGGTATACGGAAACGGAACTGGCTCACTTGCAGTTATCGTTGACCAGCCATCCGGCACCACGCTAGAAGTTGACTCAACTCACTTCTTGCAGGTTGGTATGACCATTGACATTGCTGACCCAGCCACTGGTGTTAAGCAGCAGTCAGGCGACGCTTCAACGATCGAGATTACAGCGATCAACGAAACGACTAAGGTCATCACCGTTACCGGAACTCTAGGTACTTTCACAACTAACATCAACGCTGCTGACATCATCGTTCGTTCTTCCAACGGAGTAAACAACTTCGGCAAGGAGTGGACATGACTGTCAGCTATTGTTTCGGCAACCGGATCGCTTCACGAGATCGACCCAGCTACTGACCCAGTTTGGGCAGCAACTGAGAAGACTCTTGGATCTTCCGGAAGCCCCGGCACTCTAACCGAGCTTGACCTAATCAACCTCGTACAGAGCGTTGACAAGCAAGGTGGAGATGTTGACGTCATGCTAGCAAGCCCAGGTGTGTTTAACGCATACTGGAACCTGCTACAGGGCCTACGTCAGTTCACTAACGGTGCAACCCTAACCGGTGGACAGCGTGCATTCAGCTTCGACGCATTGGGTAAGCCAATCAAGTTCGTATCTGACTACGCTGCTCCAAAGGGCACCCTCTACGCTCTATCGAGCAAAGAGCTTGTGGTTAACCGCAAGAAGGACTGGTCATGGATGGACCGTGACGGTTCAATGTGGTCACGTGTCGCAGACACTGACGCCTACGAGGCTCGCTACTACCAGTACAGCCAGCTAGGAACTTACCGCAGAAATGCACACGCGGTAATGTCCAACATCGCTGAGCTCTAAATAGCGGAATAAAACGCCCAGTGGCGCAGGTATCGTCTCGCCTGCGCCACTGGGTTTTTTTCGTTAGGATATATACATGATTGAATTTGACAAGATTGATGGACTCTACAGTCCCGTACACCGACGCATTGCCGAGATTATTTCCGATGTGTTTCCCAGCGTACGCCTTATGCGAATAGATGCGCTGCACCCTAACTATGAGCCAGAAAGACCGTTCGCTCTTGTGGACGAGCCAAAACTTATTGGCCGAGACCTTCCTTCGTATGTCATTAGGACATTACGAGAAAGCGAGATCGACGCTCGCTTATTGGCCGAACTTCTTGAAAACAACACCCATGATAAAGACGCTAAGGTTAACCGACTCGAACTGCTGAGTATGGCGGAAGCTGCCATAAATGCCAAAGCTGATGTAGAATGGATGGAGGAGAGGCGCGACGTTATGGAATCAATCATGAAGTCGAACAAGAACACCTACAAGCATGACGGACATACACTAAGGAAGTAATGCCAGCCGAAACCTTCACGTACACAACATTCGATGTTTACGAGCGCGTACGCTCGTTGTTCGGTGATACCTCAGGTGCTCAGATTACTGACCAGATGGTTCTTCGATGGATTAACGATGGCCAGCAGGAGATCGTTAACAACAACCCAATTCTCAAAAAGACTAAATATTCTGACATTGTTGCAGACCAGTCAGAATACACTTTTCCTACTGACTTCGTTCAGTACATAGAAGCTGTCTACGTAGACGGTCGCCCGATAAGGTCAATGACTCCACTAGGCTTCAGAGAGTTTATTCTTGCTGATGACCCAACAAAGTCAGCCAATGCAAAGTATCCCGACGTTTGGTACGAGCGAACTGGCACTCTTACTTTTTACCCAACGCCAGACACATCATTTGTAAATGGCTTGAAGCTAGAGTACGTTGAGCAGCCCACTAAAAAAGTACTTATCAGCACCTCTGAGATCCTCAGCGTCCCGGATCGTTACTTGAACGAGCTAGTCAACTACGTTATGACCCAAGCGCTAGAGCTTGACGAAAACTATACGGGAGCAGAGCTAAAGCGTTCTCAATTCCGGGAAGGGCTAGACCGACAGAGCTTGCGTGAGAACATCGTGCAGATTGCCTCGTACCCACAGGTCCTAGCCGACCCGGAAGATTACTATGTCTGAGCTCACCCAGCAACGATCAATTCAGCTTAATAACTTTTCCGGTGGTCTAAATAACTACTGGGACGCATCAACAATTGCTGAGAACGAAGTTCCGTTTCTTCTCAATATGGAGTTTACTCCTAACGGTGCTTTGACTTCCAGGCCTCCTATTGTAGACCGTGGGATGGGGCATCCTCTTGGTGCATCAAGCACAGAGCACATCGATATTCTTGGCTACTACACTCCTGAGAATGGCGACGTCTTTCTAATTGTCTCTACTGATGCAAAGACTTGGGCAATTGAAGTTGAGCAGTATGGCTTTGGAACATGGGCCGAAATTTGGTCATCAAAAGCCACTGCTGTAGTTCAGTACGCTAACCAAGTTGTGATGTCAAAAGCCACAACAGGTGGCGCTAGATGGGATACAGTAGCCGGCCTAACGGCGATCGCTACTATGCCTGGCTTGTTTACTCTTGTGCTATTTAGAGAGCGCATGTTTGGCAGCGGTGTTCACGGCGGAGCTGCAGAGACCGCTATCTACTGGAGTGACGTTATCTCCTTGGATCAGCCTGCTGGCATTTACGAGTGGAATGCTGACTCGTTCGTTTACGTCAAACGTGGTGACGGACAGCCGATCACTGAACTTATTGCAGACTATAACGGTCTAATTGTTTTTAAGAGAAATGCTACGTACAACTTTGTGTACAGCGACCTTCCAGAAGAAGGAACTGTCTCACTTGTACAGCACAACATTGGAGCCCTAAACAAGCGAAGCGTTGCTGGCTATGAAAACGGCTTTGTAGTGTTGCACAACAGGACATTGTATAAATTCCAAAACAACATCTTTGCTCCGATTAACGCTCAGAAGGTACGCTTTGAAGTCACCGAGAGCTTTGATAACTCCACGGCGCTATTCAGTGAAGCCGTCTCCGTTATTGGAGACAGGGCCCTTGTGTTTACTTCGGGAAACCTATACTCGCTAAACCTTATTACAGGGTCTTGGTCCCAATGGAGTAGCACCACAGGTTTATCGTACGTGCTCGAAGCCCCTAAAGCTCGTGGCTACCAGCGTCGCTACCCAATTGGCCTTGGCATATCTGGACAAGCTGCGACTACCGTATGGTATCTGCAGGACTACCCAATTTCTCAGTGGTACGAACTAAATGGAGCATCGGTAGTTCAAAACGGTGGGTCTGAGACGTTTGAATGCGTTCTTCGTACGAGGATCTACGACTTTAACTCACCTTCAGAATGGAAGCGCATGTTCTGGTGGGCAGCAGATGTATCTGCTAACGGAACAATTGATGGCGTAGTAGTTCCTATCGGTGTACCTGACCTGATTAACAGCTGGGATCAGCTAGATCAATACACCTGGACTTATCTAGCAACAAAGACATGGGACAACCTGTTTACTCGTGACGTAAGCGTGTATACCACTCAGGTTGTAACTGACGCTGTCCCACAGAGAGTTTCTCTCAAGATGGACAAGGGTATACGCTTCAGAAGAGCATATTTTGAGCTATACTTAGACTGTGACGGTACCGCAGCTACCGCTCCGGCGCAAATCTTTAGCTTGACACCAATGGTCGGGATAAAGGCCAAGATGACAAAGGACGTAGCTTAATGGCCATAAACTACGGAGCCCCAGGGTTCAATCCGTACGCTGCTGGTGCCAAGATTTATGGTGGCAGCAGATACAACCCTACCTCTGGCCCTGTAGATAAAACTGGCTACAAAGAGCGCGATCGTCTGCGCCAAGTTAGACGCAATGCAATCAACGCCCGTCTGAAAGCACAGACAAAGGGCGCTTACGGAAGTTCTGACGTTGGGCGGTACATGTAATGGCACTATCAGACTACTTTTCACCTGGGAAGACAACATCAAGCTACAACAAAACCAGCCCAGCGGTATCACCTCCAAACCCATGGGCAATTAGACCTTCTACTACCTCTGCTTTTGGCATTGGCAATGGCAGCACGGGCGCTTCTAAGTACATAGCTAAGCCTGCTCCAAAGCCAGCACCAGCAAAGACAGGTTATTCAAGCCGTGCATCGGCAATTGTTGATGGTGGCGTAAACCCTGGAAACAGGTCATCCACTTCAGGCAGCTACGGTGGAATAAAAGTTTCAGGGGCTAACCAAGTAACTTCAATTGGTGGACCTGAGAACACTCTAGCTACATCCCCAACTGGAGACATTGTTCCTGGGCCTACAACAATTGGTGGACCTGAGAACGTTGTTCCTGATCTTACAGATCCAGATCCAGGTCCTGGTGATGGATCGTCTACAGTAGTTCCTGAGCCAGCAGCAGCAGCAGAAGCAGGAATTAGCGAAGTTGATTACCTAGCTCAGCTAGAAGCTGCTATTAATGGTTTGCTAGAAGGTACATACATTGATTTCCAGGGCTCTGCTGCAGATGAGCTTAGAAGGCTAGAGAACTACCGCAATCAGCTTTACGGCAATGACGCAGGTATGATTGGCTCAGTTCAGCGCCAGCAAACCACAGATCTTAACGACCGTCGCAGGCTAGCGGCTCAAAGAGCCGTTTCTGGAATGCTTCAGGGTGGTGCTTATGCAGGCGCACAGCGCGGGCTGGGTACACAACAGCAGGCGTCACAGGCATACGGAATACAGGAAATGCAAAGGCCTTTCATGGAGCAAGTCCAGGGAGACCGTTTGCGCGAGTTTGGCCTTGATTACAACTCTGATGGAAAACAGTTTGATTACCTAGACTGGTTCTCTAACATGATCCCAACCATGTCGTTAGACGAAAACGGTCAAATGGTATTAGACGACGCTAACTCATGGGCAACAACAACCAACAAGGGCCGTTCTGCACAGGCTGACGCTCGAAATGCAGCTCTACAACAACTTCTACAAAGAGGAGTAACACTCTAATGGCTAACTGGTGGGAAAATTTAATTGCAGGCTTAGATGAAGGTACAAAAGAAGGAAAGTTTG